TAATTGTACCCAATATGTCCCTAAACCTTCAAGATAGTTAGTAACATTTTGATAAGTAAATTTATCATTTGGGATTCCGGCAATTTGTTCTGATTCAATATATTTCCAAAAAATAGAACTCAACGTAGGATATCCACCTGTCTTTCCATCGGTTATCCACTGTCTATTTCTTGTGTTAATCATGTTTCTCCAAAAAGTTTGAGCGAACTCAAAAAATGAAAGTCTGTCAGGTTGTGGATTAATAACGGTCCAATCTACACCACCAATTTGTGGGTAAGGTACTGTAAGACCAGTGCTTGGTATTGGATAGTTATAATTTCTTGACATTTTCCAAACGTCATATGTAAACGCATAAGATGAGTTTAAAAATAAATCCACGTTTTTTGCGTTTAACACCAATTTGTCGTCTTGAACAACATAAAGTGCGTTGTATCCTGACTCAATGCTTCTTCTTATTTTTGGTGGTTGCCAAGATTTTTTGTTATCAATAACGGCACGAAGTTTAAAACCTTCTCTCATGTACGGAAAGTGTCTATATCTTTCATAGTATTTTTGTCCGTAAGTGAAAGGTTGTAATTCGGTCTGAACACTTGGGTTGTTACCTGTGTATACAGACAGATTTTGATTTACAAACGAAGGACTTATGTGGTCAGGTTGTGGTTGATACCAACCAGCGCCTAATTGGAAAAAATAACTATCCGTTTGTAATGGTGCTCTTGGGTATCCTTCATCGTCAACAGGATATTCTTCCCTTGTTGTATCAACAGTCTGAGTTTCTAAATTAATAGTAAAACCTGTATATACTGTACCTAAAATATTTTCTGTAACCGTTGGGTCAAAAACAACATTTTGAGTTATTAAAGTTCCTCCCGATATTTGAGCATATTGTTCGTTGAAATATGCCATGTTTATTCTAGTGTCCGCCAAATAGACATACTCATTAAAGTCTATTAAAAAGTCAGGAGCACCTATTAATCTTAAAGTGAATTCAATTGCCTTTCTTGTTCCTTTTGACCTAAACAAGTATGCGGAGTTTAAGATTAAATTCCTATAAAATTGAAAGTTTATTTCTGCGGGTGTTTGTTGTCTTGTATATCCTAAGTATGTTCTTGTTCCGCCAGTACCATAAATCGCATCCAAAAAGTTAGTTTCTGTGATAGGGGATATGTTGGGTTCCCACCCTAATGTTAGTGCCAAGTTTTTCAAAAGAGCGGAAGGTATATCGTTACCCACATTATAATTTACCGATGTCATGTGAGCCATTCCATCAATATATTTTTTTACTTCATCAAAACTACGTCCATATATTTGCAATACCTTAGCTATTTTTTGGTCAGGGGTGTCAAATTCTTTAAAAGCCTCGGTGGTAAAGAATCTTAAAACTAAATTAGTTTTTGCCAAATCAAAGTTTACACCAATATCTGACAATGTAGCCAAATAATTATCAAAATCAGGTGTTCTAATATCTAAGTTCCACTGACCATCTAAAGGCCACGTCACTGACTGTTGTTTGTTTGCCGATTGACCATTTTCTAATTCTATAGGTACAGTAAAAACTGCGGTATATGCAGGTTGAATAAGTCTATTTAATAAGAACTTTTCAACCTCATCAAAATCATCAGAAAAAGTTTGTTCTGTGTAAAATGTATTTGGTCTTATTATTAAAGGTAATATTGATGAAGATGAACCTGAGAATGGATTTCCTCTAACAACAAATTCACAAGTACCACCAAATAAAGATGGTGACGAATTAAAAATTATAACAGGATATTCGGTATCAAATAAATAAAGAGAATATTTTAGATACTCAACGGTAAGATTTCTCAATGGTGAAAAATCATATTCTCTACTTCTTAAATTAATTGTTGCTCCTGACGAGTAGTCAATGTTGAATGGGTTTTTTATTCGACTTACATTAACTGTAAAAGTGGTTTCGTTTTCAATTTCATTATAGATAATGTTTGATGCAGTAAAACCTGTTGTCAAATCGTTATTTGTAAAATCAATATCTAAAGCCGCAGGAAAATAATTAATTATTTTTGTTATTGATACTTCAAACCTTTTACTTAATGAACCATATAAGCTAAATGACGTTACTTGACTTAAATCGAAATTTGGGTAAACCCTATAATCTTTTGCCGCTGCCTTTCTAGCCTCAATAAGGTTTGTGATATTAAGAGAATCTAAAGATATTGGGTTAGAAAATGCACCTATATTAAAACTTCTATTAATTTTTTCCTGTACAGTGGTAGTAAAACTGAAATTACCTTGGGTCAAACCACCTCCATCCACAGTTTGTAAACCAACTATGTTGTCAAATGGAGTTTGACTACCTATCGCCGCTGTATTTGGTATGAACTTTTTAGCCATTACTGTGCTGTGATATTTGCGAAGTTTTTACTGAAATCAATATTATTATTTCTATTTTGTCTAACCTCGTACAACAGGTTATTGAATTCGTCTTTGATTTCATACAAGTTATACTGTTGATAGATGTTGTCTTGAGCATCGTAGATAGTGTAAATACCATCTTCCATTGATTTGGTTTGGTTACCATAAAGAGCAATCGCAACGGTATCCAAGTCATAATTCGCCAATGTAATCTCCATGGTTATAGGATTAAAAAAGGTATTAGAAATCACTATGTTCTGACCTGGTTGACCTATGAATGGTGTTGCGGTTGGTTTGTTTGTTGGTGAAGAACTAGGTGATAAGGTGCAGAACACCAAATTTGTTGGTGATTCAACATACCTATATCTGATTGCCTTTTGGACAGAGTTTACCAAGTTTTGAGCAATAGCCTCACAATAGAAGTTAGACGTTATGATTCTAAAAAAATTAGGTATTTTACTTCCATCAGGATTTAAATATTCCACTCTAAATCCAACTAGTCCTTGTTGTTGAAATTTATTTCTAAATGCCGAAGGCACATTATTAATATCAATAATAATACCCTTAACGTTGGGGAGTGCCGACAATACGTTACAATCGGTGATTGAGGTTCTTATTTGCGCCGGTCTTATATATAACGTGTATATACCAAGTTGATTAAATTCACTTGCCGGTAATCTTAAATTATATAAACCACCTAACAGTTCGTTATTGTTACCCCCTGTTTGAGCGTTATTGAAATAAGGTCTCAATATTGTGGCTGAATTTAGTGTTTTTAAGACGAAATTATTTGTCACATCCCTTGATGGGGTATAATGCAAAATTATATCAACGTCTTCGGGACTGACATCGGCCGGTCTTATTGTTCCATAGGTTCCTGTTGCCATATTTTATAAATATTATTTTTTACTTTTTATCTTTATTCCACATCAAAATATCCGTATCCATATCGATTTAATTGCCCTAAATTATCAACTTCACCTAATCTTTTGATTTTTTCATACGGTGCCAACTTTCCTCTTTCTATATAAATGTTTGATTGTACCTCCGGTTGTGATGATATACCTAATAAAAATTCGTCTTTGACTATTGGTTGTGCCATTGGGGTTTCTTCACAACACAAATTTGTATTATCTGTAATACTATAAAAATCGTTAGGGTTATTTTCGTTGTCTAGCAATACATCGTTTTTGTAATAATAAATAATAACGTCATCACTAGCTGTCCTTCTAACACAAAAATCTTTATAATAATTTCCAGGTACTTTGTATGGTTTGTCTAAATATGTATTCCCAAAACAATTACTATACGCAACAAACACAACACCATTATATTCAGGATTTAATACGTTTCCAGATGCACTTAATAAATCCCTTATATCTATCTTAACATCAAAAAAATTACAAGCTCTACAACCAATATCTCCATTTGGAAACCTTACATATTCCTCACTAAATGTTAATAAAGGTCTTTGTATGTCATCCGCCAATGTATCTTCGGTAATACCGGAACTTGGTAATACATAAAATGTTTGTTTGTTTTGATAATCAATATAGTTCACATCTCCTATTGTGTAAGCAGTGTAAAATAACTTTAAATCAGAATCATAGGCGTTAATTGAACTTATACTCCCGTATAATCGTCTATTTCTAAATACAGGTCCCAACCTGTATTGTGGTATCGAATAGTTCCTAAGTTCTGATAATCTTGATTTTGTATTTCCTGTAACAGGAAATGGCCAACGATTTACATATGGTTTTGATATTTGATATCTTTTTTGATTTGTTGTATCTCCAGTAAACAAGTATTTGTAACTAATTGGTGATGATGACCAAGACCCTCCTATTGGAGTAAAATACGCATCCCCTAATGGGTCCAAAATAATTGGGGATTGTGTTGCGGGCATGGTTATTTGTTTTTTGACTGTTATAATGCCCCAAGGACCATTTTGATTTACGACTATCGTATACGTTTTTGGTGTTGATGGGTAGGTGTGTTTAATAACTCCGTCAAGCGGAAAATTTTGTATGGGAGAACCATCCCCAAAGTCAACTTTATATTGTGAAAGTAAATTAAAAGATATAAATTTATCGGACGTGTTTTGAATATTAATTTCATATGACCCAACAGAGCCAACACCTTGTGGAAAAATCACAAAATTATTAACCACGTCTGTTTGTAATACATTAAAATCTAAAACAGAATAGTAACCTAAATCAACAATATTTTGTTTTAATAAAATTGGTATAGTTAATCCGGTAAATAATGAAGTACCTAGCGTTCCTCCGGTCAGCATTTGTGTCATAGCGGAATAAACTCCGACTTCATCACCGTCGTAGTTCACGTCCTGAACAATTGTTTTCAAGACCTCGGGAGATATTCTTATTTTATAAAAGTCAGTATTCATTATGGGTTTACATATTCATACCAATTTATGGGGTCTCCATCTTGACCCACTCTTAATCCTGAAGGGTGTTTTTGTACTATGTAAAATTTTGGACCATTGGTTATTGGGTCATCTTCAAAACTAACTTTATAATAAAAAAATTCTTCGGGATTAAATGTAGTTGGGGAACTTGCGTTTTGTGGTGTGTTTATCATCCTTATAAACTTACCTGTTTCACCATCAAAAAACTTAGCACTCATATAGAAGGTTTTAATGTCCAAGAAATTTTTCTTTTTTAACCAATAAATAAAAAATCCTTCTTTTTCTCCAACAAAATTTAACCTAAAATCAGGTTTTCTGATGTTTACAGTGTTAACACCTAATGGTGACTGTTCAAAAGCACCCTGACTTACAGGTAGAATTATTGTTATATAATTTTTCTGTGATTGGGTGTTTGGTGTGTCGTATAAGTCTAATTTCCAAAAAGAACTAACAAATTGATTAGTAAAATAGTAAATTTGTTTTGTTTCGAACTTTGGTAAATAAGAACAAACATACGTATTTGTATTTGCGCTTTTGAAAAAAAAGTTGTAGTTTATTGCTGTTCCTTCTTTTGTTGAACCCGGTAAAGGGTATGGTTTGTGTGTTATTCTATTAGTCTCAAAATCTTCATTATTTAACAATGATTCGACAACTTCCCTTTCATAGGTACTATAACCATCATCCACACCGGTTAAGTCCCACACTTGTTCTACGGGAATAGTGAATTCCAAATCCACAACATCGGGAGTTAATCCTATTCTATATTTATTCACATTCATCTATTATTGGTCTTGGTATAAAGGTTGATTGTGTTAATCCAAGTGAAGCCCCTTCAGGTATCAATCTGAATTGTACATTTGTATATGGATAATGAGTTTGATTAACAAATGGATAGTCAACTCCAACACCATCTATATCTATATATCCGTATGGGTATATATCTCTCCATCTTAACATATTTAAATTTGGTGAAAAATAAGAATAAGAAGGAACATCAAGTATCGAATTCGGTTCTCCTTCTTCAACATAACTTGAGTACGCCTTTATTCTCATTGGGTGGTGAACTTGATAGTAATACCCTGTTGGGTTTGTGTTTCCAACATTTATCTGAAAGTTTTTTTGGTTGAAAACAAATTTATGATAATATGGGGAAATTATTCTGCCCGCTTGTTGATAGTCATTGTATTCGTACCAATCTCCATATATTTTGGTACCGTTGTTTAAAGTTTCGTTATAATAAAAATCGTAAGTAACACCGTTTTGTACCTTAGAATATGAAGTCTTAGTAATTGATGTTTCATTTGATAGCGGTTGATTAAAATCCCACCAAGGTGAAATTAACGGTCCGTTTATGTTAAATTCCCAACCTCTTTTTAATCCATACGATTTGTTCATGAACCAACCTGCATAACCTTTATAAACCAAACTAAGATATAAAAAATCTATAGGTCTTTGGTTTTCGTCAGTTAATCCTGCGATGTTTATGTCGGATTTAGTGGTAATTGTGTATGATTGGGAGTTTGTTAGTTTTGAAACGCTAGCAATGTTATTTGGTGTCAACGAAGAAAATTCATATTTAGTCGGGTTGTTAAAAGCATTTAAATCAAAACCGGCACTTTCTAAATTAAGTTCATTTGTCGTTTTAATTACTTTGTTCATTCTAACATAATATCGTGATGTGGTATCTGCGGTGTTCGTAATATCTATAGTTCGTTTAAACATGTAAACATAACCAGATTTAAACGTTGTTCCCGTATATCCAGCGTTATATATATTAAATATGTATTCTTCGCTGCCAACGGTATCATTACCCAAACTACTCACCTCAAAAAAATTGGTTCCGTTATATGTAAATGGAAACTTAACGTATTCACCCACGGATAAACCGTGTTTGACCGGACAAGTAAATTGTAAATAATTCGCACCGTTTATAATTACACTTGATAACAAAGCGGGTAGTCCTTCTGAAGACAAAAAATTAGCCAATAAGTTTCCACTAGTTTCTTGATACCACCTAATATTAAAGTTAGTATCTGCACTATAAGGGTAAGTCAGATAATAGTCCCAATTATATGTTGTTGCAGATTCAGGTGTATAGTCTATATGGGTATTGTAACTGTCTAATCTAATTAAATCGAATTCATATGTTTGCGGAATACCATACCATGTTACTGTGGTTCCAGCAATTCTTTGTGCCAATGATTTTTCACCATCTAATATGTAAAGATTATAAGAAAATGGTTCGTATTGTGTTGTTCCTGAATAGTTATTTTTGAATAAATAATCTATTTTGAATGTTGGTCTAAAAGTTGTTGACTTCTCTCTTTCTTGGTCAAATAGTTCTGATAAATTCAAATTAACCGTTCTATCGGTTTCAATTAACAATTTGGTATTTTGTTCCAATGTTGTTGGAACTTGGTAAGACACTTCAGGAGCACCTTTATACCTGTTATTAGATTTTATTATTATATTATCGTTTACGTTGTCCATTAAATTCTATCTATATAAGTAGAGTAAAATTTATCCATAGCCGTTTTTCCTTTCTTAAGACCAAAATAAAAATACCAAGGAGCACTTACCATGGTCAATCCGTTTGTAGGTGTTTTAGGACCCCAATTTGGTTGATAGGTGTATGGTGCGTTTACGGAAGTACCTGATTGTACGCTAAAAAGGTAACCAGGATTATAGTAAACAATCTCAGCATCTCCTTGATAATACGGGTCTGTGTCTCTCCTTAAATCTTGATATCTGTATTTTTCAAAAAAAGACTCTGTTTCCCATGTGTTTTCTTGGGAACCGAATATGTAACTACTATTTTTAACGTCTGATTTCCAACCGTATGTTGGAATCCTTTGAGAGTTCTCGGGTAAGTCATCCGCTCTTATAATTGTTGTAAATTGATTTCTGATAATTCTTCTTGGTGAAATATAATCTCTGAGTTGTGTGTCAGCGGAAAAAAATACACCCATAACAGATTGTGAAATTAATCTATTGTCTTCACCAACAAAAATTGCAGAATCACCTAATGATGTACCTTGTGAATAGTTTTCGGTGTTAAATGCCGCCACCCCTAATTGGGAATTAATTTGTATTGCTTGAGCGTAGTCACCATCAACTCTATTATATGGTCTGTTAAATAATCGTAAAACAATGGCATCTCTGAAAACACCCGCAAGAAAACCCAAAAAATTTGTATTGGTTAGTCTTGTTATTGCTAGTAAGGTACCCAAGTCACCAACATCTTGAAAAGATGTTACAGGTAATCGGTCCATGATGTATCCATAATAATTAGGACTAAGACTAACTTCTCGCGACCAAAAATACTTAGGACCCATATCTAGTAAAGTTGTCGGTGCTTGTATTAATTTTTTGTTAAACGTAAACCAATAATTTACACCACCTTCAATATCTTTACCTATAAAGGCATTTGTATTGTCGTTATATGGACTTGAACGATAATAAAAATTAAAAGTGTCTTCATCCAAATAAATTGTTTGTTGGCAGTATTTTGATTTTGGTACGTTTTTATTATCAAAAACAGTCTTTAATCTAAAAGGGTATGCGTATAACGTACCATTTATCCATGAATTTACAAAAATATGTCCGACAACACCTCTACATAGAGCGAACATAAATCTAAATCTATTAATATATTCAACCAAATGAATATAATCACTAATCAATGTTATAATAGGTTGGTTAACAAAACTGTAACAACCGTTATTAACTTTTTTATATTTTCTTGGTATACCGTTTTTATTACAAAAACTATCAGGTCCTTTTGCGTTGAATTTTAGCCCATTTCCCGAGTAACAAGCTAAATCAACCATTCCCTCACACGAGAATGATGACAACACTTTATTGTAAGAACTATATGATGAGCCCGACGCAAAATCATCAGTATCACCATCAGTAGTAACATCACCTAAATCTATTGCCGATAGGGTTGACGATGTTCCGTCATCATTAAACACAGTATAAGATATTGAATTTGATGCTTGCCAAGCAAAGACATTGTTACCTGAGGTTTCTAATACTGAACTTGTTGGTAACCTATCAGACCTCATAACAATATTTGATTTGTTTATTGTTAGTGAAATACCACTGTATGCCGGAGCGAAATACTTATAATCATTAATCCATTGACCAAATACGTTTTTAACTTCTTGAGTTGTTATAAACGAACCCCCTTCTATATATTCATTAGAAAAATAAGCAGCTCCTGTCGGGTCATTTGTAACCAAATCATTACCTGAAGATACTGATGTGGTCGATAAATTTGGTTTTGTTGAAGTACAAGTGTCGACATAATTGGTTAACAAAGTCGTTTCAGGTTTTTTGTTTGGGTCAATAAAATATCTAGAAACACTTGAACAATCTAAACTTGAGTAAAAAGTATGTGCACTTGTAGTGTAAGAGCTGAAACCGTCTCCAGGTGTGAAATCGTATGAAGGATAAAATAATTTTTGATTAGATGGTGTACTACCGCTCGACTGAGTTATTAAATTATGTTGTACTGCGGTTATTCCTGTCTGTACGGGTATGTTAAAGTAATAGTCACCATTAATATCGTACTGTGGCAAATATGTATCCCATCCTAATAGTCTTGAAATGTTATATCTAACTTTTTTTCTTCCGCTGTGTGGGTCTACACCTCTAACCATAATAACAACACCCAAATCTGAAAATCCTCTATAGTCATCCTTATACGCCTTTTCAGTTTGGTTTAACAAAACTCTCTGAATATAATTATTCCCTATTGGGGTTGCAGTGTTTGAATTTGTTATTGCGGTGATTTGCGCAACCGTCATTGCGGTTATAACTTGGAAATATTCCAAATCTGTTGGAAATTTGTACTTTGTTTCTGTTGGTGGTTTTGGTTTGACCACATAAGGAGTCGTTTTATTTACTGACGGGTTTGTTTCGTCCGCCCAATTCACTGTGATTGCGGAGCTTGATTGTTGGGTTCCTGTAATACCAAAAGTAGTTGTTCCGGTTTGGGCGGCGTTTGGGTTTAAATCTTTACTCTCGCTCAGAGTTGTAAAAGTTAATAATTTACCTTTAGAGAAATCACCCAAACAATTATTATTTACGAGATAAATTAACACATTATCATAATGAAAACTTGTTGTATTTCCTGAATTTTGTTCAGGTTCAAAAATCACTTTAATTCGATTTGTACCAGCGGTATTAATACCTATGTCAGTGTCAAAATACTTTGATTTTAAATTTTGTAAATTAGCCCTTTCCCATATAGGTAAAATGGGGTTTGTAGTTGTTCCCGCCTGTGCATTTACAAAGTTATTAAATTTTCCGTCAGCAAAAATTGGGGTTTTGAGTCTAACAATTCTTTGGTCGGTATTTGGCGAACCTAAACCAGCCATCGCTTTTTGATTTTCTTCGGCGGAAATTCTTGGAAATGTTGTTGTTGCGGATGTAGTGTAATTTTGATAATTAAAAAACGCCGCTCCACACGATACTGAGTTTTCCTCATAAACATCTTGTGCCTCTTTTCCAAGTTCTCCTTCACCTAAAGGTTCTGACTTACAAGAACAATAGTTACATTCAGGGTAACTTATCATTGGTAATGGAATACTCACAAAAGGATTTTTTATATCGGCAATACTGTTAAAAGCGTTTGATGGGCTAGGACAGGTTAAACCCGCACCAAATACATTAATAAATTCACATATCACTTTAATTATTGATACAATAAATGTGAATACAAACGCAATTAAAAACTTGAGGATGGGAAATATAAGAGCCAAAATGTGAGTCATATATATCACATTTAAAAAAACAAAAAAGTAACCCGAAAATAGTAATCTACTTAAAAAATAAAGAGCGTCAAATTTCAAAACCGCATCGGTTGTTGGAAACCTGTTATTTTCTGTTTCACATTCTCTACTAGTAATATCTTTTATTCCAATAAATCTACTCCTTAAAAGACCTTTAGAGAATTGGTCAACGTGTTGGCTTACGGTATATACTTTGTTATAATCCAATTTGTAGAATGTGTCCTCACAATTTATCGCGTCTTGAATTCTTTGGTCAATAGTAACCGTAGTTGCTGTTGTGTATCCTGTCCAATCTAAACCAAAGTAATAGCTAGATTTGGCACTTTTATATTCTATACTTGTTACCGGATAATCTAAAATGGGGTCTTTAGTTGAATCACTCCATCCGTGTTCTTTTAGGTTTGGTACTAAAAAATACCCTCTTCTAACATCGTTTGTTAACTCATTAGATTGGTTCCATTTTATTTTGAATCTATACTTACCCGAAGTAGGAATTCCATTTTTTGGGTCTGAACTTAAAATTTGTTCTCCGAATTCGTTTGTGGTTATATAATCCAAGTTCATAGGTATTTCAGTCATCCAAACACCATTTTCGTCTATAACATTACCGTCGTTTTCTAACTTAAACTGCTCTAAAATTGGTCTATTATATTCGTCTAAAAATAATGTTTGTCTTATAGCAATGATTTGACCTGGTCCTGTAGTCAAACTACACAATTCACCCATTTTTATAGGTGGTATACAATTTTGTTTTAATTTATCGTCATCATCATTTGATGTTAATGAACCCATAAAAGTAGCGGTTGGTGTAATTTCTATACCATCATTTCTTAAATCAAAATCTACTCTTTCTATTTTAATTTGACATAAATCTTCATTACCCCAAAAAGGACTAACTTCAATGTTTTCACTCATTGTTACAATTTGTGGTAGTTCCTCTAAATTAGTAGATGTTCTGAATCGTGTTCCATCAACCTGTTCTTCAGTTGCTCTACCCATTCTAATCAAATCTTGTGGTCCTAAAGAGAAAGGTCCCATATCTGACAAATCCAAATCCATAACAACAGTTTGATTTCCAAGTGGAGCACCAAAAATCATGTAATCACCTGAGCTGTTTGTTTTAACCGTGTACTTATAATAAGTTTCGTAAACTTGTAATACCGTCTGATTTGTTAGAACATCGTCGATAGATGGAAATGTTCCTGTAGGTGTATGACCTCCATGACTTGGTTCATATGGTAATAAATTGTATCTGTAACCATCTTCATTTACATCACTTAATTGAACGTATGGATATAAAGTTGAAATAACAGGGTCTAAAGCATCGTTTTCCGATAACGGGACAAATATGGAAACCCTCGCATTAGGCACTCCGTAACCTCCATTAGCAATAACACGACCGGCAATAACTCCGTAATCAGAACACATTCTGTCGTATATGTCCGATTGTAATATTTTGAGTGACAGTACTTCAATAGATTCCCAATCTTGGTCTATCTGTACTTGAATTTCTTTATCAACGCCTACTTGCGTTCTTAATCTATAGTTTTTGTTCATGAGTTACCTGATAAATAGTTGATGGTCTATTTTAGAAAAAATAGTCACATACTAAAAAAAATAAATCATCAGGAAACAGTTGTTGACGTATAGTTTTTAACCCTAACTAATATGTCTTTTTCAGGGAATCTAACTTGATAAATTTGATTTGGTTGTGCGAATATAACACCATCAATTAACCCAATTTGTTTTGTGGTTGAATTTGAAAATGGTTGAGATGTTTGTGAGGAACTATATTGACCTCCAACTAAATTGAAGAATTTAATACTGCCTACGTTTATTACACCGCTTTCATTCTGTATTGTTCTCATAATATTAGCCAAATAAACATTATCTCCCAATCCTCTTGTTAGTGGGTTGAAGTGTTCGGTATATACCTTGTCGACAATGTTGGTTATTACACTTCCTTGGTTCTGTGTCGCATCTAAAATAACTTCAATTTCTAATGATAAATCAATTACGTTTGCCACTTGTACCGCCACATAATCATTCATCATTCTATAGTTTGACAAATATTCAGCAATATTCTGTTTCAATGTGTTTGATACAACTTCAGTCAGTGAACCATTAGTATCATAAGAAACTATTTGTATATTAATTTTATTGTCTTCTTCGATAATCGCAACTTTTGCAGGTGCACCAAATTCTGAAGGCATTTTTTGTATTATCGCCTGATAATCTGAAACGGTTACCGCTCTGTTTTGTGCCGCAAAATTAAAGGTTACAAAATTTCTAACTTCGTCAGTTGTTGGATACCCCGCACCTCCAATGGCGGCAGTTACGTTGTTACATCTAAGTGAATTTATTACTTGTGTATTTATACTTTCACTTGGACCATTTACAAAGAAGTTTACGGTACCTATGGTATTAATTGCGTTTATACCTAAGTTGGTACCTAATCCACCACCAACTCTATATTGAATGAACATTGTTGTATTCGGTTGTGGTGTGGTACCCAAAGCGAAATTGTTTTGGTATTTAGCCAAATTCATTGGTATACCTAAAGAGGTAAATTGTCTAAGTTGGTCTTCAGCGGTATTTGTTCCGCCGCCAAAAGTCAATTTCATAAAACCTTCAGGAGTGTATTCTGTAATAAATCTTTGTTCTGTTTGAATGTATCTACCAACTTTTATTCCGGGTTGGTCAGAAGCCTTTGTTATGTCGGCAATAAAAACTCTATTATCTGCAAGAGCATCGACTTCATACCATTTTCCCACCGGACTTAAAAATTCGGATGCCGAAGGAACGTTAGAATAGTTGGTGCCTTGTCTTTGGATAATTGCTGTAACCCCCAATACGTTTCTTTCGGGTAAGAAAAGTTCAAAAAACGGTCTAACATCATTTGGTGTAATAACCCTCTTAAAAACTTTTGTAATTCCGTTTACCACAATCTCACGTTTAACTATGGTGTAGTTAATTAAGTTGTTATTGGCATCAAAGTTTGGAATTTTTAATCTATTTGGAAACCCTTCAGCGTTAAATGGTGACGCAAAATCGATATCCGTTATGTTTTCAAAAACCTGACCTGACCCATAAACTTGACTTCCCCTTCTTAAGATACCCAAATATCTTTCATCTTCTTTATCACCAAACGCAGGAACTGTTATTGAAAAGTCTGTTAAAGCCACGGACGGTCTTTGACCCGGTATTTTTAATCCGTAGGTTCTTGCTATGTTATAAACCGAAGAC